ACTGCACGGGCCTCATATATGCCCTCTGGTGTTTCTAGTGATGACAGCAGATCAAGTAGCTGCTGGTATCCCATGATCAGCAGGGCATACTCTTGTAGGTCTTCTGCAAACTGTCGGATGTAGACTGTACCATCGTCCTGTAGGTACATCTCTACATCCTCATGTTCGGAGCCATAGTCCAAGGAAACTACCTTCCTGTGGTCGCTTTCGCGTTCAACGGTAAACATTGGTCTAAAGCTCCTTTTATCGTCATTCGCATGACCTGATGATTTGACCTGTGTCCTCATCGAACTTGAGTTCACACGCACCACCACCCTCTTCAATTTGGCCTTCTTCAGTAGCTGTAAGCACTGATCCGGTTACATCGTTGGGGCGGTATGTTGTGCAGCCTTTGCAGCCAGTGTCGTAGGCTTCCATGTACACAGCCTTGAAGTCATCGAAGTTGATGTCCTCTGGCACGTTGACTGTCTTGGAGATGCTACTGTCTACCCAGCGCTGGGCTGCTGCTTGCATTCGAACGTGAGCATTTGGGCTCAGTGTCTGTGCAGTGACAAAGCTGGCGGGTAGGGGCTTACTTGGGTGGTCCTGCTTGTACTTGGTTACAGCATAGTCCTCGACCACCTCAGTGATCTTGGAGCCATCCTTCTGTAGTACCTTGCGTTCGTAGGCGAGGGCGAAGATAGGTTCGATCCCAGATGACACATTGCCCGCGTAGAGGCTGATCGTTCCAGTTGGTGCAATGGATGTGAGGAGGGCGTTACGAATGCCAAACTCACGCACTTGGGAACGAATGCTCTCAGGCATCTGCATCATGTTACCAGTGGCCAAGAACTTCTCGACATCCAGCAAAGGGAAGCTGCCCTTTTCTTTGGCGAGATCAATTGATGCTTGGTAAGCTGCAACAGAGATGCGCTTCATCACGTTGTCTGTCCACGCCACACCCTCATCAGAGCCATACACGATGCCACCCAGAGCCATTGCGTCTGCTAGGGCTGTAACACCCAGACCAATGCGGCGCTTGTTCTCAGCTTCGAGTTTCTGTGCGGGCAATGGGAACTTGGATACATCAACAACATTGTCCATCATCCGAACGGCAGTAGCGACCGTCTGGTCTAGCAGATCATAGTTGACAGTGTAGTCAGGGTTGAGAACCGTAGCCAGATTGATCGACCCAAGCAAACACGCGCCGTAAGGTGGCAACGGCTGCTCACCACACGGGTTGGTGCAAGCGATGGTCTCACAGTAATTCAAGTTGTTCATGGCGTTGATCCGGTCGATAAAAATCACACCCGGTTCGGCATAAGCATACGTGCTGTGCATGATCTTGTCCCACAGAGTGCGGGCTTGGATCGTCTTGTAGACCTTACCTTCGAACTTGAGGTCAAAGCTGTCGTTGGACTTTACTGCGGTCATGAAAGCGTCAGTTACCAGTACCGACATATTGAACATACGCAGCCGCAGCGGGTCACGCTTAGCTTCGATGAACTTCTCGACGTCAGGGTGGTCGCAGCGCATCGTCGCCATCATTGCACCACGACGTGTACCTGCGGACATGATTGTCTTACAGGAGGCATCCCACACGTCCATGAAGGAAAGCGGGCCAGAGCTATCAGAAGCCACACCTTTGACCTCAGCGCCTTGTGGACGCAGGGTACTAAAGTCGTAGCCGATACCACCGCCTTGTTGCATGGTCAGGACAGCTTCCTTGAGCCCGTCAAAGATGCCACCAAGGCTGTCTTCTACAGTGCCCATAACGAAGCAGTTGAACAGTGTGACGTTTCGGTCCCCAGTGCCTGCACCTGCGTTGATGCGGCCAGCAGGTAGGAACTTGAATGACTCCAGCGCATCCTCGAACACCCTAGACCAATGCTCAGGGTTTTCTTCTTTGGCAGCGAGTGCGTTAGCGATGCGTGACCATGTGTCGTGAACTGTAAGGTCAACTGGTGTGCCATCATACTTCTTGAGGCGGTACTTCATGTCCCACATCTGCTCGGCAATTGGAGAGCGGAATATGTTGGAGGTAGTTTTCTTAGTCATTACGTGTCGTCCTCGGTTAGCTTTTCTATGCGCAACTCGCAGTAGCGGATTGTTTTCTTTAGATCAGTGATTTCGGATTGTTCTTGGGTCATGCCCTCGTACAGCTTGTGCCCAGCGCGGGATGCGTACTTGATGATGTTGCCGCGCCAGAACTCAAAGCCATTCGCCATCACGTAGGTAATTGGCTCAATGACCCACTTAGAGTAGTGCTTGGGTGATGCGATCAGGTCTTCACTGTTCATCGTAAAGTTCCTCCATTTTCATGTGTTGGATGGTGGAAATTGTGAAGACCTGCGAATTTAAGCACTTCTTGGGTATTCGTGAGATCAGATTGGAGCGGGCCAGCTTTTGAACTGCTGCGTGAGCAGAGCCGCGTTTGTGCCCAGCAGATACCAAGTCAGAATAGATGAACTCAGTTCCTGCACCCCAGCTGATTAAGGTCTCAGTGACACCAAGTGCAGCAAATCCAAGCGACCTGTCTATCTTACGTGCCTTGGTCTTCTTTTGGATTCCAGCTTCAAACTCCAGCATACTTTGACCGAGGGCAAACTCTTGAAGTGGTGTCATCTTTTAGGCTCCCATAGTTTGACTGCCCCTACCTCATCATCCCAGTCAGTGTGGCGTAGGATGCGGGCAAGCCGCGCTTGGGTCAGCGCGTAGTCAGAAGTGAGGTTTTCTTTGGCGTAAGCGGCAACAACAGCATCCCAAGTTGGGCGTGGGCCCAGCACTTTGTCTGCTGTCTTTGGGCCAATCTTTGGACATCCAGCGTAGCCGTCAGTCATGTCGCCCATGAGTGCCTGCTTGAGGAAGAAGGCATCAGCTTCAGCTTCAGTGATCGTTAGGCGCTCGTTGCTCTGGGGTCTGTATAGGCGGCAAGGGATCGTCTTCATGTCCTTGTCGTCAGACACAATGATGCCCTTGGTGTCCGGCATGGAGCCTTGGATGCCCATGACATCGTCAGCTTCCAGTATGTCAACGAGGATGCTGTCATAGTGGCCCATAGCCCACTCTACGAGGGCAGCGTAGCCAAGGGGCTTTCGTGTCTTTTTGCGCCCGGCCTTGTACGTCGGGTCAACACCACGTCTGAAGTTCTCAGAGCCCGAAAAGATCACTACAGCGTCAGCAGCGTTCATCTCGTCTCTGAAGCGGTCAATCTGTGCATTGAAGGATCGCTTTGCTGCGCCAATGTCAGTTGTCAGGGACCATATGTCATTTCCCCAGTCTGTCTCTTGTTCTGCTGAGGATGCAGCACGGTATAGGTACAGGTCGCCATCAATCAGTAGTGTGTTCTGGCTGTAAGATTTCTTTAAGGACATTTTCGATTTCTCCTTTGACTTCTTTTCCGAGCTCAGTGATCAGCCAGCGCCGACCCCATGCTTCTTCGTCAATTTTGGTTGATATGAAGCCCTCAGAGGCTGCGATTGCTACGTGCAGGGCACCCTCACGCGCAAAGTCAGACTTCACGGTGAAGGGCCTGCGCCAAGAGCGGTCAAGGATGGTGTAGAGGCACACAAGGTTCTCTATGTAGTCATCAACCTCAGTGCGTCTCACTCCAAGATCGGCCCACGGAATACTCTGCGGCGATGGGGATTTTGATTCCGAGAGTAGCGCCTGCTTTGAGCGCCATTCTTCCAGCGATATTACCGACATCTTCGGCTATCTCCTTTGTTCGACATGCGACTTGTAATTCATCGTGAATCCAGCCCATGATGTGGGCATTATCGCCGTGTTGTTTCTTGATTTCGTCGTAGGTCAGCAGCACCCATTGCTTTGCAATTATTGCCCCAGCAGACTGTAGTAGCTGGCTGAGGACGCGGTGCTCTGAGCGCATGGTTAGCTTGCGGCCATCGACAGCGTTGATGTAGCCACGTGCGTATGCTTTCTTGAGGTTCTTTTTGAGCGTTGCGAACGCTGGCACCGCTTTGTCGTAGTCAGCTTTTAGTTGCTTTCCACGTGCAGGACCGCCGCCAGCAATGGCACCAATGAGAGCATCACCCCCGCCAAAAAGCGTAGCGTAAATCCACGTTTTCGCTTGGTCGCGCGTAGTCAACCCAGCTGCTTTCTGGTTGTAGCTGTGGATGTCACCCTCAAGTATCTGCTTGCTGTACTCTCCGTTGTCGTAGGCGTGGAGGTAGTGAGCTAGACAGCGCAGTTCGATGCCAGAGAGATCAGAGCCGCACATGGTCCAGCCCTCTGGAGCAGAGAACAGGCTGCGGAACTCTGGCAGCTTAGGAACTTGCCCCAAGTTAGGGCTCTGGTGTGAGCAGCGGCTGCTGGTGGTGCCATTGGACACCAATCGGTGCCGTAGCTTGCCGTCATCATCCACCTTCTTGAGGTACGCACCATTGCCCTCTGCAAGCATCCCAATCTGCTTTTGTAACAAAAAGAACTCAGCGAGGCTCTTTGCCTCTGGGTACGGCAGTCTACTCAGGATGCTTTCGTCTACTTTAGCTTGGCCAGCAGGTGTGTATTCTGAGGGCTTCCACTTGTACTTATCGACTAGGCACTTCTGGATATGCTGCCGTGATGCTGGGTTGAAGTAGACCAGCTTGGTCTTGAGGAACAGTTCCCCAGCTTTGTATCCACGGGCTTTGTTGTCACGCTTGGGCCAAAAGTCTTCAGTCACTTCCCACGGCTCAAAGAGCTCCTTTAGCTCCTCTTGGATGACATGGCGCTTTTGTGCCAGTGAAGCATAGAGCGCCCCTGCTGTCTTTACGTCAAAGGTCCAGCCGTTGTTACCAATCTCACGGCACATATGCGCAGCCCTGTGCTCCATCGTAACTGACAGTGCAGATGGTTTGGTACGCATCAGGTTCTTGTAGAGTACGTCTGTGACCTGAGTGTCTTGCACACAGTAGGAAAGCATAGTGTCGCTGAATGCTTCCCAGCCGCCATCATAGTCATCCTTGAAGTCATTCAAGCGCATTCCCCAAGCCTTGAGGCTGTGGGAGCCCCAGAGTCGCTTAGGCATGGGCTCTTTTAGCTTTCTGGTGAACTGTTCGTCAGCATCATCATTGAACAGGTCGCACTTGATTAAGCGTGAGAGCACCAAGGTGTCCGTGATCTTTGCTTCTGTTGTGAACTCAGGAAACACAATCTTGATAGCTGGCAGGTCATAGTCGATGATGTTGTGACCAATGAGCTCATCAGCACCAGCTAGTAACTCCAGCGCTTGTGGTATTTCGTCAGGACCAAATGACCTCACTTCACCTGTGTCTACTTCTCGACACACAATGCACCAGATGGTGTGGATGGTGTCCAATAGTCCATTGCTCTCAAGGTCAAAGACCCAGCGCCCACCCGCATTGGTCATCGGGTGTCACCTGAGCCGCCGATCACACCACGGGCCTTACGGTCAGCCAGTTTGTCGAGGTTCATCTGTGCCACTTCGTTGAGGCTGATCCCAAGGTCGCGGGAGATTGCTGCGGCGTACCAAAGAACGTCGCCAACCTCTGCTGCAATTGTGATGCGCTGGGCTGCTGAAAGTTCCTTGTTACCTTGGTCAAAGCGCACATCATTGTCGCGGATCAGCTTCTTGATCTTACCTAAGACCTCGCCAGCTTCGTTTGCTAAACCCAAAGCAGGGTAAATCAGGGGCCACTTATAGATTGCTGTGGTTGCCACTTCGGCTTGATAATCGTTCATCGTCAGAGTCGGGTTTACAGCATCACGCATGGTGATCTCCTTGTGTTCATTTGTATTTTGAGGGTGTGGGAGGTATGCTCAGTGCACTATTAGAATGGTGCGCTGCCATAAGTGGACTTCAGACGGCCAGTGTCACGATGGTACTGTAGGCTGTCTGCTGGGCCAACCTCCCCAGTAAAGCGGTTCTTTTTGACAACCAGATCACGGGCCCCACTTGTGGCGTCATCGTCTGGTATCTGCATTGCAATCACACAGTCAGATAGTTGCGCTAGGCTATGTGATCCACGCATCTGCGACAGTTCCACAGAAGCGCCACCCTCATGCCCCTTGTCACCATTTGGGCGACGTAGGTGGGACACAAGTACAAGAGCCAGATCAATCTCAGAGCACAACACACGTAGCGTGTGCATGATGCCGTCAATTAGTCGCCGCTCGTCATTTGTTTCTGTGTTTGCGCTGACGATCATGCTGATGTGATCCACGAACACAACGTCACAGCCCAGCCCATGTTTCATATAGCGAATGCGGTTGCAGATGATGTCCATGTCGGAGGCACCGAAGTGACTGAACAGGTATATAGGGCCCGACTTCAGAAGGTCGTCAAAGCCGTCAGTAATCTCGTCAACCGTAGCCGCATCTGGGTCAATTGTGATGTTCCGTTCTATGTGCAGGCCCACAAGTCCCTGCGCAGTACGCTTGGTGCTTTCCTCTAGCATCAGCATACCCGTAGTGAAGCCTGCCTGCTGTAGGTTGTAGGCAAACTCACGCACTAATGTACTCTTGCCCACACCAGACCCAGCGATCAACGTGACGATCCCTTGGCGGATGCCCTTGGTCATCTCATTAAGGCGGGGGTAGGGGTAGCGCATGGGGCTCTCAGCGTCAGCAATAGCCACGGTGTCCCGTAGGTCAGACATGCTCACGATGCCATCTGGGCGGAAGTCTGCTGCTTGGTGGATTGCCGTTATGATACTAGCAGCATCACCAGCTTGCAGGCAGGCGTTTGCATCCTTGTGTGGCAGTACAGCAATCTTGACTTTGCCAATGGGTAGAACCTCGGCACACTCCTGAGCAGCTTTTTGGCCTACCTCATCCCCGTCAAACATTAAGACTATCTCAGCGAAGTTGCTCAGGTAATCTATGTTATTGAGGAGGTGCTTCTTGGCGCTTTGTGCGCCGTGTGGCACGGACACAGTAGCAAACTTGTGATTCTGGATTTGGCTGACGGACATGCAGTCAATCTCACCCTCAGTGATCACGATTTTCTTCCCAGAGCTCCACAAGTGCATCGCAAAGAGGCCCATAGCGTCCTTGTCGCCAACAACGGAGAACTTCTTGTCCTTAGTGCGTAGCTTCTGGGCTACAGCCCGGCCCTGCAAGTCCCTGTACGTTGCAGCTTGCACCAACTGCCCATTGTGCTGGGCAATCAGGTAGCCAAACTTGCGACAGGTCTTCTCAGTCAACATGCGTGAGCGCAGTTCCATGTAGTCCCCCTGCAAGAGGGGAACCATTGGACGCTTAGGTGTTGAATGGGCCTGTGTACCCACGCCAGAGGCATCACCCGCAGTGTACGTTTCGCAGCCGAAGCACCACTGCGAATTGTCCGCATAGAGTGCATTGGCGTCTGACGAACCACAAGCAGCGCAGTGCTGATGTGACACGAAGGCAGCGCCCTCGCGGTCTTCATGTACTGCTGTCATGTTGTTACCCTTCGAGGATATGGTGGCTTATGTCCGTAAGTGCAAGCTCACGGCAGCGTCGGTCACGCATGGACACCGATATGTCCAACAAGCCAGCATTCTTGAGCTCATTGCAGGCCCGCCACATCTTCTGCGTCGGATGTCCCATGAGGGCCTCAAGGTCGCCAATTGTTGTGACCTCTGTGACGTGGCGACGCTTTAAGTACAAAAGAGCCTCTAGATGGCTAAGGTCTGCTTTCTGCCCGCTCTTTTCAAAGCGGCTGCGTACATCACGTGTCAGCGTTGCCATGTTGCTGTGGTTGTTCATTTGTAGTTCCTCTGGTTGGGGTTTCTGTAGGTACAGATGAGAAAAGGGCCACCCTTTGACAGGAGGCCCTATTGCTTACTTTTGATTTACAGCGGCAAGACTTTCGTCAATCCAGTCTTGTGGGAGATGCTTATGTGCCCACGTAAGACCGTGCTTCTCACAGTAGACTTTGTAAGAAGTGGGTGATCCTTTGTAGAGCTTGGTGTTGGCATTAGAAAAGAGCAGTCGAATGTCCAGTTCTGGGTGCTGCTTCTGTATCAACAGATGCTTGGCGCGGTCAGATACTGTCCATAAGCCCTTGGTTTCTAAGTAGTAAAACCCACCGTCAACTTTGGGCATCTTAAAGTCAGGGGTATACTTAGCGTCTCGGCTAGGTATCCTGTAAGGCACCTTTTCAGTCTCATAGAGCAGGGGAATACCAAGGCGCTTGATTTCGTCGCCAATAGCTTCCTCTAGTCCTGACCTATAGCCCGCAGCTAACCCACGAAAATGCTGTCTCTTCGTTGGGTTCCTGTGGCGCTTAAAAGTCAAAGTTGCTGTCGGCACCTAAGTCGGCGTTTGCCACTGTGTCCATTGCAGCGTCCAGCACCTTCTTGTCTGCTACATAACCACCCTCAACAGCGTCAAAGCCATCGCTACCAAATCCGCCTACAACGTCAACAATTTGGACCCTGTCCAGCATCAGAGCTACGCCAGACGTGCCAGATACCTCGTAGAGGTTCATGATGCCCTTGGCGCGCAGCTTGGACCCACCGCCTAAGTGTGGCAGGTTCTCTGGTAGAATGATGTTGCCTGTGCTGTCATCAAACTGCGGTTGAAACTTTGACTGCATCTTTACTGAAACTTGGCCCGTCTCTTCATCAGTTGAAAAGGGCATTCGCACATTCTTTTTACCAAACTTCTCTGCTGCTTCAGCTTTGATCTGCTCTAGCAGCGGTGCAATCTCAGCAGCATCGAAAAGCAACTCAGTTTTGTACTTCGGGTTGTCTGTGTCAAACGCTGTGTCTGGTGTGTTCAGATGTGGATACTTGGCTGTGCCCATTGGTGTTTGGAAACGAATTTTTGCCATGATGTGTTCTTTCGTTCTTAGTGTTCAAATGAAAAAAGGGGCCACCTTTTGACAGGCAGCCCCTTAGTTGGAGGAGGAGGAGAGTTGAAGGCCCCGAAGTCTTCGGGAGGAAAATGCTTTGGGGTCTTCAATATAAGGACAGAAGTCTAACTGAAGCAAAACTCACTGTTTTTTATGCCCCGAATGTCCAACGCTCCTTTGGCTGGAATTGTAGGCAACAGCGCATCTGGGCTATCTAGCGTCTGCCTGATCTCACTTTCGAAACGCTCTAAGTGACAATCACCTGCGTACATATTAACAAACGTATCACGCACACTATGGAACAAGTCCCACGTGTCTCCAGACGTTGCAAAGCTGTCGTGGATCATCACGAAGTCTTTTGCAGCACCTCGGTCCAACATGTTGCATATCGTCAAGTGCATGTGTGCAGCGTCTAGACCGTGCACATAGTTGGGTGCGATTGCATTCATAGATTTCTGGGCGTCAACTTTAGCCTCGTCTTGGCTAAGGGAAAAGTTGGTCCGCTTGGTTTCACCTAGAGCACGATCAAACAGAAACACTTTGATCTGCTTGCTCCTTTTCTTTCTGTAGCACTGAACGATTGGAAAGCCTGAGGGTGTTGTCCAACTGGTTGACTTGTTTTCGCTAGACACAGCACGTGCAACACCTTGCAGATAGTCCATTGACGCAGTGACGTTTGGCAAGGTCTCACGAATAGCCGCGTAGCTTACGCCTCCCATGAACCGAGCAGCTTCAGATTGCTCCCGATCACTACTGCCAAACGGGTGTCGCGACAGTTCACCGTAAGCAACTTTGCGCTGCGCTGGCTTCATGATGTCCTCAAGATACTGCCCCGACATGCCCGGCGCTTTGCTTGAGTACCCAAATGTCATCACGGCGCGCTTCAGAACTGTGCGTGTGACCCCGTAGTTGAGCCACAGCCTAGCTAGGTGGCCCACTGTGTGCCCATCTTCACTCTTTGGGCTGTAGGGGGTACTGTCGCCCACCATGCCTCTCAGGGCATCCTCACAGCGCCCCGCGTTCAGCTTGTAGATGTCGGACATTTCTGCTGTTGGCACTAAGTTCACCAGACTGCCTTCGTGCTCATAGAGCCCAAGTCCTGCGTAGTGCTGTACGCCGCTGTTGGTGCCATCAAGTGAAATGGGCACATAGCCCACAAAGTCGTCCCCTTCATCAATAAAACGGGCATACTCAAAGCAGGCAGATAGGTAACTAAAGGGCTTGTCAGCAGCAGACCAGAGGTCGAACGTGCTGCGGAAGTCTGCGGCGATGCTCAAGATTTCGTCGTGGTGTTCATTGGTCCAGATTGCACGGGCATCAAGCGGCTGCTTAGAGATTTTCCCAAAGTCCCCACAGTTAGCAAGGTGCACCTTTAGCCAATACGCATTGTTGCCCTCGATCTTATAGCCCCGCGCAAAGTCAAACAGACAGCGGATGTGGTCGTCGCGATGGTAGTTAAAGGTTGGCACAAAGTACATGCGACCACGAAAGTCCAAATTGACTGGCAGGTAGAACTGTTCGTGCTGTGCCATGTCGTGTGCAGTCTCTAGGTCTTGGCGCATTACAGCAGCCGCCCCCTTCACTTGCCGCTCTAGGGCAAAGTGTTTGCGGATGTCGCTTTTGATTGCTGCTTTGGCTTTTGGTTCCATCGTCAAATGGTCTTCGGGAAGCCGTGGGCGTTCCGGCAGTTCCTGCTTAGGGAACTTCTTTAGTGACTTCTTGCTGCTCCATGCCCACTGCACGGCCTCTAGCATCTG